ATGGCGCGTGACGGCGATCTGACATTCCAGCCGCGTATCGGCAACACACTTAGTCAGCCAATAGCAGACTTCCATGATGACGGCACAAACATACCGTACGACGAAGTGGGCATCACATTTGAGGCAGATCAGGTTGTGAACCGTGCAGCGGTTGCAATCAAAGGTGGCACACAAGAAGTCGCAGACGACGCAGCCAGCCAAGCAAAATATTTCATACAAACGCAAAGCATCACCGATTCGCTACTGCATAACGACACAGCGGCGCTGGCGCTCGCAAACTATCTACTTGAACCTGAACCTGAGGCACGCTACACGGCGGTAGGCACAAACCTAAACAAATTGACTACAGCGCAACGCGACGCAGTAGCGGTCATTGATATTGGTGACACGATCACCATTGAGAAAACATTTGCCAGCGGTGCAGGCACAACCGAACTGGCACAGGAACTATCGGTTGAAGGTGTCGAGCACACGATCACGGTTAGCGGCGGCCACAGCGTCATGTATTTCACTGCACCGACTACGATTGTTTATGAGTTGATACTTGACGATTTAGTGTTTGGTATCATCGCACCATCAGACAACGTTCTCGGATAAAGTGAGGTAACTATGGCAACACGACAAAGTTTTACGGCATCACAAGTTTTGACGGCAGCCGAGCAAAACGCGCTTGCAACAGCGATGATCGCGATTAACGCGCAAACCGGCACGACTTACACGACCGTGTTGGCTGATGACGGCAAACTTGTGACTTGCGATAATGCGTCAGCGATTGCGTTGACTATTCCGCCTAATTCAAGTGTTGCTTATGGTATTGGTACGCAAATAAACATTATGCAACTTGGTGCTGGCACGGTGACGATCACGGCTGGTGCAGGCGTGACACTTCGAAGCGACGGCAGCAAACTTAAAACAAACGCACAATACGCGGTCGTTACTTGTGCCAAGATCGCTTCTGATACTTGGGTAGTTGTCGGCAATCTTAAGGCGTAGTTGTGCAAATATTTGCAGGGGCGCATAGCGGCGGTTTAATCATTAGCGGCGGTCAAGAAACTGTTACCGTTGGCGGCTACAAATATATTGTGTTTACTTCGTCAGGTACTTTGACTGTTTCAGGTTCAGGTGATGTTGATGTCTGTTCAGTTGGCGGCGGCGGCGGCGGCGGTGGTGTGTTCGCCAATTCCGGAATTGGCGGCGGCGGCGGCGGCGCCGAATTGGACTTTTGGACAAGTAGCGCCCTTACTTCAAATGTAACCGTAACAATCGGAAGTGGTGGCGTCGCGCAGACAAACGGCGGGACTACAACTTTTGGTGCGTTTACTACTTCGCTTGGCGGCGGCGGCGGCGGAGACGGCACAAACCCCGGGGGCACGGGTGGGTCGGGTGGCGGTTCAACTTATAACAACGTAACCGGTGGCGGCGCGAGTGGTTCGAACACTTTTGCAGGCGGTAACGGTTCTTATAGTAATCCAAACTTTGGCGCGGGTGGCGGCGGCGGGGCAACGGCGGTAGGCGGAAACGGGTCGGGGAATACTGGTGGTAATGGTGGTCAAGGATATTTATTAACAACTATTGACGCTAACTTAACTGCGGCAAACTTTCCAACAACATTAACCGGTATGACTCGTATTAGTTCCGGTGGCGGTGCGGGGGCGTTAAATGTATCGGGGGCTAGCACTCGAGGAACGGGTGGTACCGGTGCGGGGTCGGGCGGTGATTCAAACGGCGCAACAATAACCAATTTTGCAACAAACGGAACTTCATACGGTTCAGGCGGCGGCGGTATGGCATGGGCAAGTGCCACACCAACAGATGCAGCGGGCACAGGTTTTGCCGGCGTTGTAATAGTTCGACAAACATTATGAACAATTACGCACAAATCGTGAACGGCAAAGTCGTCAATGTTATTGTCGCTGACGCAGACTTTGTTGCACAATCAAATTTAGATTATGTGCTTTGTACTCGTGGCGGCATCGGCTGGTCGTTTGATGGCACAAACTTTATTCCACCACAACCGTATCCTTCGTGGACACTTGACGAGAACAACGCTTGGCAACCGCCAACACCGAAACCTGACGGTGATTATTATTGGGACGAGGACACACAAACATGGCAACCATTCGAGCAGTTATAGCATTACTGTTATTAGTGTCATGCACATCAACTAAAACAAATTACGATCTAAGCGAGGTATGTGAGCATGTTTCACCGGACAGATGCGAAATTAGAAAATGACCAACTACACACACGACTGATCGTCACGGTCGGTGTGATTATGGCAGTCACATTTAGCATCATGGTCATCGGTTTGCTGTACGGCATGCTGTTTACAAATTTTCCGACAGAACTAGCACCGCTCGACTCAAAGATCGTTGACCTACTGAGCACAATTAGCGTGTTTTTGACAGGTGCGCTATCAGGTTTGGTGGCCACTAACGGCATCGCCAAGAAACCGATCGCACCGATCACACCGCCAACACCGTGACCAAACCGTACATAGTCACTAAACAGCCAGTCGCTACCAGCGCGCTGGCAGGCATGACCAAATGGGCGACACTCGCATGCCAACATTCTGACGGGTCGTTATGGAATAACGGCACTTGGGTGGTGCGTGATGTGCGTGGCAAACCTGGAATTGTCAGCAACCATGCACGCGGTCTTGCAACCGATTTGTCGTACCGGTGGCAATCGCAAGCAAAGAAAGGTCGGCAGGACGGTCGCAAAGTTTCGTTGGCGTATATGGTCAAGTTGCTTGAGCACGCTGACACGCTCGGCATACAACTTGTGATCGACTATGCGCTGGCACGGTCATGGAAATGTGATCGGGGCACATGGCAGGCAGGTAACTTTGAGTCAGGCGACTGGTATCACATTGAGATTGAGCCACGCTTAGCGCACGACCCAAACGCGGTAAAACTGGCATTTGACACGGTATTTGGGGCATCACCAAAGGCATCGCCAACCGTGATATAAACTGGTCATCTACCGAGAAAGTAGGTCACTATGACACTCATCAGCAAACTTGCCATATCGCTATTCATTAGCGTCACATCAATATTTATGTTGGCAAAACCGCCAGCACCGACACAGATCGTGCCAGCGCCAATCACCGTATTTCAGGGTCTAGAACAGCCAGCGCCACTACCGCCAACAACGGTCATAACTACGCCTATAACGCAACCTGACGCGTGTGAGACGGTCTATAACATGGCAAAGCATGTCGGCTGGCCCGAATCAGAACTGACACAACTTGTCGCAATCGCCTACCGCGAATCACGATGTTTGCCACATGCGTTCAACGCAAACGACCCGAACGGCGGCAGCGCAGGTGTCATGCAAATCAACTACTTTTGGTGCAAACCGTCACGCTATTTCGCCAACGGCTATTTACAGGCATACGGTCTGATACGCACATGCGACGACCTATTTGACTTAGAGGACAATTTGAGATCGGCGTTAAACATCTACCGGTACTCGAATGGGTGGCGTGCATGGTCACTATAAAACATCTAATGGTGGCAGGTCTGTTAACCGCGTACACCTATGTGCTACTTTATTTCACCACACGACGAAAGGCTAAAGATGACCGAGAACATCGACCCGAGAATTGACCCACAGTTGAAAGCGCTCATGCAAGTCATGAACGAAATTACAAACAATCGGGTGCCGTTAATTAATCCTGACGAACTACCAGCACGCAGCACACTTCGAGCGTTGCGTTGGGCGATTGACGATCTGAACGCGCTCGATGACAGCGAACTGATTGACACATTGAATCAGGCGCGCATTGAAATTAAATATCAGATCAGCATTATTAGTGATTTGCGTGAAGCGTTGGCGTCGCGTGACCGTGACATCCGAGCGTTACAAGAACGCAACAACTATCAGTCGGCAGAAATACAGCGATTAGAGAATCAGGTGTTTCGTGCCAATTAGAAAATATGTCATTACATTAACAGATGCAGAACTAGAGGTTTGCAAAATTGAAGCACAAACACAGGTGCAACGCGCCATTAACAACAATTACAAACATCGCGAAATAAACACAGTATCAAAAGATGATCCAACAAATTTTAACGGTCACTATCGCGGTTGCGTTACTGAAAGAGCAGTTGCAAAATATTTCGGTATTAAACCGCAACTTGAAAGTGCACCCAATAAAGATAAATTTGATTTAACAAACGGTTGCGAAGTTAGGTCAAACAAATATTTATGGGGGCATCTAATTGTTCACACATGGGATAAACCTGCACCGTTTGTATTATGTGTTTTGACTGAACTTCCAAACGAATTTATGATTATCGGTTGGCGCGATCTAGTTGATTGTCAAAACGATAAATATTGGCGAACCAATGTGCCAGCACCAGCGTATTTCGTACCACAAACTGATTTGCATGACATGGCAACACT